CCGTATCGATTTTTCATAATGTGAAATCTTCCTGTCCCATTTACTTTGTCTTGACGTTTCCTTGATAAGGATATAGCAACATCGGTAACCATCATTTTATCATAGCTACCTGCTGCTTTATCACCCTCAATAATATCATCTTTTGCACCAGCACGGTTTACTTGAGACACTGACCAAATAGGTAGATTCAATTCTCTAGCAAGACCCTTAGTACTAATATAAATATCATCTATCTCATCCTTACGCTCACGATTATTCTTTTTTGAACGAAGAAGATCTACATAGTCAATAATAATTAGATCTGGTTTAAAATCTAAATCAATACATTTTTTAATATGTGATTCAATTGTTGAAATAGATGCTTTACCTGTTGGATATTCTTTAATAATTAATTGTCCTTCTAATGTATTAACAACTTCTTCAATTTTATTTTTATGTTGAGTAATATCTTGAACAGATATATTAGTGAAAAAAGCGTCATATCTTCGTCCTACATAATCAGCTCCTAACTCAAGTGTATAATGCAAAACATTATAACCTAATTTAACAGCGTAGCCACCTAAAGCAACTAGTGACCAAGATTTACCACCTCCAGGACTACCAAAAATCAATCCAAAGTCTCCATTACCTAATCCACCCTGTAACAATTCATTAAATGATTCCCAAGGTGTAGGAACAATAGTTCTGTGATTTTCTCTATATCTAGACTCAGTATCTTTATTATACTCATGGCCTAAATTTTTGTCTTGACCCGCTTTAAGCGCGTTATCAATCATAAACCTAATAGAATCATAATCACCTGCGTTTAGAAATTCTACGCTAGTTAACAATGCTTTTTTAAGCTGTTGGTTTTTACAAAATCCTGAAAATTCTTCTTCAACATATTTTAGATCTTCATCTGATGCTCTATATGCTTCCCTAAGTTGTTCTTTGATTGATACTTGTAAAACTTCATTATCAATTTTCTTTAACTCTACTTTCAACACATCCATTGAAGGTGTAGTATGATATTTTTGATAATATTTTAGGATTTCTTTAATAATCCATTTGTGTGCTTGGTTATCAAAATAATCTTCACTTAACACATCTTGAATATTCAATAGAAATTCTTTATGTGTTAATAATGAAGACAGTACTTTGACCTGGAAACCTGTTCCATAGGCGCTTAAATTGTTGAGTGTCATATAACTTATTTTCTAAAACTGTTTAATACTTTGAATGTGTTGTTAATTGTCAATTCTGGATCTTTCATTAATCGTCCTAATCCATCTTCGTTATAAAGTAACATAAATGTTTTGGTATTCAAAGCTGGAGCTGGTTCTTGTGATGTTTCTTCTAGATATTCTTTTTCATTATCATCTACTAATGGATTAGCTAGATCCATAATTTTGTAATTAGTTCTTAGTCTTTTTTCATCATTTAATATCCTAGCATAAACAATATGTTCTTTAAGTTTAAGTTCACATATGCTAAGTAAATCATCAAATGTTAAAACACGTTCTGCTAATTCAGGAAACTTTTTGATTAAACCTTTTTCACCTAATCCTTTAACACCTTCTACTTTATCTGATTGGTCACCTAAAAGTGTTTTATATAGAATAAAATTTTCAACTAATACACCAAAATGATTTTTAACTGCCTGTTTTGTATAAAATTCTTTTTCAGATGGTCTATATAAAGTAACATTGTTATTAACCAATTGAACAAAATCCTTATCATTGGATACGATAAACACTTTTGAGTTGTATTTAGACGGCATTATGTCGCTTAAACAAGCAATAATATCATCAGCTTCAACTTTATCTATACTAATAGTCTTAACTGGTAAGCATTTTAAATAATGAACTAGTCTTACAATTTGGTTAAATTTAGCATCATGTTCATCCTCTAAAGAATCAAATACATCCCAATTAGTAATTCTAACTAAATTACGGCCTGATTTATATTCAGGTAATAAATTTTTTCTATTAACAGATGATCCAGCACCATCAAATACAACATAAACAGATGTTGGTTGAATATGATTAACCAGGTAATTTAATGAACGAATAAAACCTCCTAAACCACCAACATGAGCTCCATCTTGGTTTACATTTTTCATCATAGCGAAGTTTCTAAAAAATAAATTTAATCCATCAATTAATAATACTCGTTCATGAGGATTAGTTAATATTTCTTCTTCTTGACTAACCTTGTTTAGGAGGTTTAATAGTTCGTTCTTTTTCATCTTAAATAAAGATAACAAATAATTTTGAATAAGCCAAGCTTATTCTTCATCCATTAATTCTAAAGGAATGTCTCTTGTTGATTCGTTCCAGTCTGAATTATCTTCAATAACTTCAAATTTTCCATCTCCAAGAATATTTTTCCATTCATGAGAATGTGCTTTCTTGTAAGTGTCAATTTCCTTTTTATCATCTTCAATAAAACCATGAATTGTTGCAAGTACAACACTTTTTGTTTGTAATCCTGTAACGTGGTTTTTATCACATGATACTTTAGTACGAACAGCAAATTCAACCTCTTTACCATCTTTAGTTGCTTTAATTTTACTAGTACCACTATTAGTAATATTACCAAAAGTCAATACAATTGAAGCATCCAAAAACATAGTCTCACCATTTTTCATTTTCATTTTAGGTTGTGACATAATATTTTCAGCTGGAGCAACCCAAATTTTGTTAATAGCAACCATTGAGTTGGTGTAAGGTGCATTTTCTTTTCTAGATAAAGGAAAACGTTGGTTAATGAAGTTACCAAATTGTTGAGACATAGCTCCTGCGTTCCACATAGGATTGTTTTTATTTGCTTCAACACTCATTTTACATGGTATTGAACCAATTGAATCCCAGAAGAAACACAAATCATAAGGCAAATTACCTTTTTTCTGTTCATCCAACAAATCAGCAATAAACTCAGCTACATCTTCAATAGTGCCCAAAGTAGTTCTGTCACGATAAATGAAGAAACCATTATGGTCAACTACTTCTCCTGTAACTTCATCAACTACATCATCAAGTTGGAAACCCATTGTACGAGCGTGTTCCCATGACCATTTCATTTCTGTGATAATGAATACAGGTAAAATATTCATTTTTTGAGCGCTGATTGCTAACTCAAGTAATGCTGTTGTTTTACCTGTATTACTATGACCTCTTAATAATGTGATGTGACCTACTGGAGCGCCTGTAACTGAAATTGAATTTTGTAGTGCTTTTGAAAATGGAATCCATTTTTGTTCTTTGAATTTAACATTTCCATTAAGCAATTTTTTCTCTTTGAACTTTTCTAAGCTAAAGTTAGCTTTAAGTTCAGCTGAGACAGCTTCCGTTAGCGAATCGCTTTTTTTAGGTTTTGGCATAAATAACTTTTATTGTTTTTTAATTAGAAAGGCAAATCGTTGTCCTCATCTTCATCAAACAAAGCATCAAATTTTTCAGCTTTGTTAGCTTTAGTAGCTAATGGTGTTTTTAAAGCATAAGCTTTAACTGGAGCTACTTCTACTGGTGTTTCTTCTTCATCCTCATCAACATCACCTTCTGCTTCTTCTGGTGCCAACCAGTTTTGCAATACTTCCTTAATTGCTTCAAAATCCATTTTACGTTGAATTTCTAACAATACAGGTTGTTCATTAAGGAATGATTTAATCAAAGAAGCATCAGCACTCAATGGAGTTGTTTTAGGTTTAATTCTGATTGATGATTTAAGACCTTGTCTTCCACCAATGTCACCTTTAACTACATCTACTGTAAAGTCTCTACCTTCATGAATGTCGGTGTAGTCTCCATAATCTTCATCTTCAGCAATACCCAAAAGTTGCATGTAAATTTCTTTACCAAATTCCCAAAGACGTACTCCTTTTTCTTCCTCACCTCTAACAATTACAGGAGCAAAAACTCGCATTTTAGGATCTAACTTTTTAGCTAGAACCCAATTGTCCTTTTCATTAGTTTTTCTTAGTTGAGAAGCAAATTCTACGATTGGGTCTTTTTCACCCCAGTTAGTTAAGGCGTAGATAGGGAATTTTGAGAATCCATAGTGTACAAAAACCTCTTGAAATGGGTTTTGTGGGTTCAATTTTGAAGGAACAATACGAATTTGGTATTTTCCTTCTTCTTTTGGTTTCCAGTAAACTTTTGAGTAATCAATTTTTTCTTTCTTGCCTGGTGTGTTCGTCGACTGTAATGTGTTTAGTCGTTGTTTGATAGCATTAATATCCATGATTTTATTTTATTTGTTTAATATAGGAAATATAAGAACGAGGTATTGTATAACCAAGTTAAAGTTCAACAATCTTATAAACTTTTGTATTCAATTGTTTCAACTCGTTATGGTTGGTTAACAAAATACAGTTTTTATAGTGTTGCCAATTTACACGGTAAGATGGATCAACCACACCACCGTTCAATTTTTTAATCAAATCATTCAAAGCATTAATTGTATATAAGGTATTTGTCTCTTTTTTCCTATGAACCAAAATAGTGTTCATTGGAATACCTTCTACATTGCCTTGTTCTACATTGTATGTAATAACATACTCATCTGTACTTTTAACATAAAGTACAAACATTTTATTATACATGATTGTATATGCCCTTGTTAATTCACTTATTAAACTTTCTAAGTTTTCTAAGGGCGTAAAAGTGCAAAATAACTTATTATTCAAATCTGTTGTATTAAAGGGTTCAAAATCGTATCCCTCATACATATAGTCATTTTCTTGTAAAATCATATGTTTTTCCATAACTTGTTTTTGTTTGTAATTTATATTTATCAAATATTTGTTTTATTTCATTTTCTATACTCTCTTCCCCCTCACCTAGCTCAAATAAGAAACTATCATAAGTGTAAAGCACAATCTTGGTTTTCCTACCCTTCAACAACTTATGTATATCCATCAATATATAAGTGTTCATAGCACTTTCTACATTCTGTAACATGTAGTTAAAAAGTTTCTGTGGATTCATATTTTCCAGCTCACTTTTTTTAAGACAGTAACCTGAAACAGGTATAGTAACTTGTCCTGTATTATTAAATGTTTCCCAGTTTGTTGTTATGAATTCTTTTACTTGTTGAAAAAATTCAAGGTGCTCATACTCTTTAAATATGCCTCCGTATAATTGCTTAAAAGTGATTTCTTTTGCCTCTTGGTAACTTGTACCGTAGAGGTCAGCAAACGCTTGGTGGACATCTTGAACGCCAAAATCATAGGCAAGCAAGCGACTGACAATATTAGGATGGTATGCACTAATATCGAACTCAACAAACCCATGACTCGATATGAAGCTTCTCCTTGAGCCATTGTCTTTGTTTATTGCTGCGAAATTAACGCCGTTAAAAGAGTTACTTGGTCTACGTGTTGTTGTAGCCAAATTGTAACTTGTGTAGATTCGATCATCATCGATTGAATAAAATTCATTATTGAGTTCATAGTGTTTATCAAATTCATATTTGTCTATTTTTAATCCGTTTTTTTCAATTCCAAAAAATGCTAATACTACCTTATTGTTATAAAAATCAAAATATGGTGGTAATTCTTTTGGTACTACACTACGAACTTGATTATAAATATGTTCGCATTTTTCGTAGTGTTT